GTTAGATACTGGTACTATTGAGAGGATTTTTAATAAATATAGTAATAAGATTACTCCGCACGTAGCTAGACATGTATTTGCTACTAACTTTTTAGAAAGTGGTGGGGATATAAGGAGTTTACAGCAGATATTGGGTCATAGTTCGCTTTCGACTACTTCTATCTATACCCATCCATCAGAATCATCTATGTTAAAAAGTATGAATAATAGTTGTATTAAATAAAATAAAATTATTAAAATTAATTGTTGACATATATTTATTTTTATATTATAATAAACTTAACTATATATGATTGCGAGGTAATGATTATGAAAACTTAAAGCAAAATTCTATTAAAGACGTAAAATAAATATTTATGGAAGAAGGAAATTATAATTGCCAAAATGTAAAGATTTAACGGGAAAACAATTTGAAAGATTAACAGTAATTAAAAGAGTAGAAAATAATAAACAAGGTAGTTCACAATGGTTATGCAGATGTAATTGTCAAGATGAAAATGAAATTGTAGTCGTAGGAGGGCGTTTAACATCTGGTAATACAAAATCATGTGGTTGTTTACAAAAAGAAAATGTAAGTAAACTATTTAAAAAATATAATACATATATTTTAACTGGTGATTTTGGCATAGGTTATACATTAAAAGAAGAAGAATTTTGGTTTAACCTAGAAGATTATGGTAAAATAAAAGATTATTGCTGGTATTTTGATAAAGATGGGTATTTAGTAGCATATGATGGAAATAAACATATTAGGATGCATCGTTTAGTAATGAATTGCCCAGATGGTATGGAAGTAGATCATGAATTTCACAATGAATGGGATAATAGAAAAGAACATTTAAGAATAGTAACTAAAAGTCAGAATGGAATGAATAAAAATATACCATCTAATAATACATCTGGAATTATTGGAGTTTCATATAATCAAAATAATAAGTGGATGGCTAAAATAACTAAAAATAAAAAACAAATGTATATAGGTCAATATGAAAATAAAGATGATGCAATAAAAGCAAGATTAGAAGCTGAACAAAAATATTTCGGTGAATTTGCACCTCAAAAACATCTATATGATAAATATGGCATCAAAGTCGTAATATAAATATACTTATTATTTTATACTCTATAAAATTATCAAATCAATTATGAAAGAAGGATTATATGACAAAAGGTATCTACAAAATAGAGAACATATGGGATGGTAAGGTCTATATAGGTGAAAGTAATGATATTGAAACAAGATGGCAAACACATAAAGAGGATTTAAATAACAATAAGCATCACTCTTATAAATTACAAGAAGCATGGAATAAAGATGGAGAGATTAGTTTTGTATTTGAAATTATTCAAGAGATAGAAAATAATTTAATACCTTTTATAATACAATGCTTATTGTTTGTATATGAAGATAAATATATAAAACAATATGATAGTATTAATAATGGGTATAACGTTGAGAATACATTATTATTGCTTTTAAAAGGTGATAAACCTATGTATGAAAAATATAAAATGACCACTAAAATGATATGGATATTAAAAGAAGTTATAAAAAATATTGAAAAGAATAATGGTATTTATATACCTTCAAAAAATGTTATTAAACCAGATCCAAAACCTAAAGCAATAAAAGAAAAGAAACCGAATAAGAAAGTAATGGTAAACATAGAACCTAAACCTGAATCTATGTATAAAAAGAAATTAAGATTAAATATAAATTTTGATGAATTTCAGTTAACCGCAGAAGATATTAAATACATAAAAGATAAATGTTCAAATTATAAATTTAAAGAAGATTATGAAAAAATGAGTGATGTATTTATTAATAATGGATTAAACGTAACAAAAACAAATCAATTATTAAGAGATATCGGTGTTTTAGAATATAATGACGATAATAGAAACATATGTTTAATAAATGATAATTCTATGTTTGGAGTAAAAGAGTTTTTCTTTAATGATAAAGAAACGGGTGAATTAAAAAGTTATTTTTCAACATCAATAACTGAGAAAGGATTTAATTATCTTTTAGATAGAATATTTATAGAATCTAAAAATAAAAATGTTAATATTTTTACTCATAAATTAATATTAGAAGTAAAAACAATAAATGATAATATTATGAATAATATAAACAATAACACTAAATTTTAATGCGTAAGCAACTAGGAATTAATCTTTATTAATTATTTTATTATATTTAATATTATGTTTATCTATTAACACTTACAATTTGTACCCATTTTGGTGTCAAAAATTCAATGAGTGTGTCACCGTTTTGGTTCGAGAAATTACATACTACTATATTTTTAACACCATATTGGTGACACACTATTTTATTAAGGAAAGGATGTTTAATTATGAATTATAGGGTAATACATAAAAAATATTTAGCTGAAGCATTATCATTTTTAGGATTTAACTATTATAAATTTAATGAATTGAATGATATTGGAAAACAAATAGTAAAATACTCATTCGTTGAAACACCAGATTTTAATGATGCGGTAGATAATTTATTGGCACTTAAACTAAAATATAAAAAGAATTAAGGAGATATTATTTTTATGAATAACGATTTACAAGAAGGTTTTATTAGAATACCTAATAAGTGGTATGACGATCAGAGAATAACCAATGAAGAATTAACTGTCCTTACGTTACTTTATAGAAATTATTTACATTATCATTCAGTAAGTTTATGTAGTGTAGAAATACTTTGTAATTATATGTATATTAATAGTAGTTCTAATAAGAGAATGGTAAAATGTTTACTGGATACATTATCATCTTTACATAATAAAAAGTTTATAGTTGACATATGTGATTTACATTATAACAGTATTTCTATTGATAATATCTTAAATAAAAATTATGTATTCTATGTAGAGTTGCCACCTCCCCCTGATAATGCTTTTTTTATCGTAAAGAATATTGATCTTGATAAAATATTTGAATATTTACAAAATTCTAATTTAGGTAAGTTTAATCTTATTAGATATTTTGTTGCTTGTAGAAGGTCATGTAGTAATGATAGTAAGTTTGGATATTTGTCTCAGTCCAGACTTAAAAAATTAGTAACCAATACACAATCTATTCAACGGTATAATAAAATTCTTCAAGATGAGTTACATTTGATTAGATATGATAACAATTATTTAACTCCTGAAAAACAATATCACACTACTCTTATTGGATTATATGATGATAAAGAAAATTTTGATTTTCAGGTTAAATGTAAAGTTGATGAATTGGGATTAATTTATACTAATAAAATTAAATCTAATATAAATAGGAGTGTGACGCAAAAGGTTAATAATAAAAGTTTTGATTTTTAGTTTATTGATAGATTTGTAAAATAAATATATTGCTTTTATATTGCATTCATGGTATAATTCAAGTAGTTAATCAATTAAAACATTAACTTAAATAATACATAGTAACCAAACCAATACATAATAAATCCATAAAGAAAGGAGGCGCAATACCATGATCCTCTCCCCCGTACATAACAAACATGCACCCCAATACTTAGTAATAGACGGGCATCTTACACGGTTGGGATATAATTTTTTGAAATTGATGAATGTTTATAGTAAAGCAGGTAAATTTAACAAAGTAAATAAAACAGGTCTAACATCTGAGAAAAAAGCAGGATTAAAACAAATAATGGGAAAATATCCTGGTAAAGCAAGTCTAAGTACAATTCGAGAAAACATTATGAAGTTGTGACAGATTAGTAAAATAAATATATATACTTTGATAAAATTATTATAATACATAAGAATTTATTACATAAGAAAGAAGGTCTAATATACATATGTCATTAGAGAAATCAGAGCGTTATATTTGCATAGGCATCGATGAGGATCTTAAAGACGCACAAATTACTTCGTTTATTAGGAGTTACACTAATAAGCTCGATAAACTTTGTAAACAATATCCAAAATCATATCAACATGTTAGTGATCAACTTGATGAAGGTGAAATTGTTGGTAAGGAGTTTATTTGTGATAAAAGGTTAATATCATTTAGAGCACCAAAGGAAAGTAAACCTATGACAGAGGAAGAGAAGAAGAAGGTTGGCGAGAGACTTCAACAAGGGTTACAGAAAACACGAAAACCTAGAGAGAAGAAATCTATTACATAATCAATAAAAATTACCTTCTAAAAACGTCTTAATTAAATTTATGAGTAGTAATTCATATTTTGATTTATCGTTAAATGTAGGATGAAAAACTATTGTAATTATAATAGAAAATACATATGTTTTTGTTGGTTTTGAGGTTAAGTATAAAATCTCAGTATAAATAATAATAAGAATTTAAAGGAGGAAAAATCAAAAATGGCAAACACAATAACCAAAGAAAATTTTATAAAATACATAAACAAACTCAAAGAACTCCGTTCCATAGAAGATGCTATAAATGAAGTAGGTAAAACATTAGAATTTTCAATTAATTTTGGTGCATATGAACAGTTGATTATTGATATTTTAACAGATGCTTTTGACGATGATGATAGTTATGGAAGTTGGATAAGTTATTATCTCTATGATCTTAATTTCGGAATTGATTGGCATGAAGATTGTATAACTGATAAGGATGGTAATGATATTCCATTG